AGCCGTATCTGAGGTCGGTGCCGACACGTTCGCTGCTGTAGCCGATGTGGTTGTCTCCGGGACACTGGTTGTCTCCGAGGTGGGCAGCGACACCTTTTCCGCAGCTGGTGTTGTTGGGGTCTACGCTGTGTTCTCCGCGACAGAGGGAGCGCAGGATTCGGCGACCATCACTGGGGCTGTACAAGCTACTGGGTCACTGTCTGCCACTGAGTCGATTGACACAATATACGTCCTCGGCGACGTACAAATCCATGGTAGTGAGAGTGCGTCGGAGTTTCCAGACACAGGCGCTGGAACAGGCGCTGTTGTCGTAGATGGCACAGCTGATGCGCTGGAACAGGCAGACACGTTGTCTGGAGCTGGCGTAACGGTTGTAGCCGGGGTGCTGGCTGTCTCCGAGTCCGGGCTTGATACGTTTGCTGCGACTGGTGTTGTCCAGCCAATAGGCGGTGAGGTTGAGGAACGTCGCTCTCGTCGTTTGTCTGTGCGCAGTATCGCAGACGGGCGGGTATTCGCACACGGTGGCCGGGCCACCAGTGCTGTGCACTCGCCAACCCTTGTGGTCATCAACCCTGACCACAGCACGATTTCTTTCGACGGCTGGGGCAAAGTGTCCGGTGGCCATACACAGACCAGCGCTGGAGTAGTCGGCTGCGCATGTGGCGGCGGCCGGGCCGTGACTGGCGGACGTGCGATGACGTTTACCACTGAGGCAGATGCCATAGGCGCTGCGGTAGTACCTGTCCTCGGCCGTCGCGGATACGCCAGCGCGGTTGTCTCTGGTGGGCAAGGCAAGGCATACGGCGGGCGTAGCGTAGTGGTGCTTGGGGATGTAGATTTCCGCGCCAGCAGCGTGGCCACAGCCAAGGGCCGGTTCGCTATGACCGACGCACACTTTTGCACCGCACGCGGCGAGCGCAAGACTGCACCTAGCCACATTGTGGCGATCTCAGCACTGGCTGCACACGGAAGATTTCATCGACGTGTTGACACACGTACGCGATGATGTATAGTGTGCACTCACATCGAATGTGTTTTTATCATGCGCTTTACCTTCTCAGACGACGAGCAAAAACTGTGCAAGCAGATCGGAAAGCAGTTCCCGAATTTTCTGGACCTGTTGGATCGTTTGCGCAGCGCCGAACTTGAGCAGATGGCGACTGGTACCCAAGAGCACTTCAGCACCTATAAAGGCCGGGTGCGGGCACTGACTGAACTTCAGCAGGTCATACGGTCTTGATTCCTTAGCAGAAAGCAAGGTACAAAATGGCATTACCAACTCAACTCCAGAAGCAAATCGACGACGCAAAAGTCATCGCTGACCAGCTGTACGCGCCTAAGTCGGAAACGACTGATGCAAATCCCGCTGAGAGTAGCGCAAACACCACTGTTGAGACTCCCACAGAGGCTCCAGCGGCTGTGACCGAAGCTGCGCCGACAACTCCTGTTGTTGCAACCCCGGTAGAAACATCAGTCACTCAGACTGAGGATGAGAACGGACCCACCTACGCTCAGCGCTGGCGCTCGTTGCAGGGAACATTCAATGCGCAGAAACGCCATTTGGATGAAACCGCGCAGCGTTTGGCCAACATGGAGCAACTGGTCGCGCAAATGCAAGTAGCCCCAGCGGCTGCCGAGCAAAAAGCCGCGAGTCGCCCAGCCCACGTGACAGACAAGGACGTTTCCGAATACGGTTCTGACATGGTCGAGTTCGCTCGCCGCGTCTCCCGCGAAGAGATGGCCCCACTGGCACAAGCGGTGCAAGCGCTTATCGGCCGCATTGACCAGTTGCAAGGCGTTGTGCCTGTTGTTCGCCAAGTTGCGGATACACAGGCCAAGACTGCTCATGACAAGTTCTATGAGCAGCTGGGCACGAAAGTGTCGGATTGGCAGGAAATTAACGAGCAACCTCGTTTCCACGACTGGTTGTTGTCCGAAGACCCTTTGTCGGGACTTCAGCGGCAAACACTCCTGACCGATGCACACAAGAGCCTCAACCTCGACCGTGTTGTGAACTTTTTCAACCAGTGGAAGCGTGAGAACGGTGCTGTAACCGCCCCAGCGGTAGCGGCCCAAGCAGCCCAGCAGGCGTCCAATGCGTCTAAGTTGGAACGACAGATTGCCCCCGGACGCGCAAGCGCCGGTTCTGCTCCTCCAGCTGCGTCAGCGAAAAAACAGTGGTCTCGTCCTGAGATTGCCCAGTTCTTCGCCGACAAGATGAATGGTCGTTACAAAGGCCGCGAGGCAGAATCCCGCTCGTTGGAGAGCGACATCTTTTTGGCCCAGCGTGAAGGGCGAGTAGCCCAGAACGCAGCTTAATCAACTTTTTGTTTTTGGAGTAGACCATGACTTATCCAGTCGCACCCGGTTCCGCTAACTACAGCGGCAATTTCATCCCCGAAATCTGGTCAGCCAAGCTGATCGAAAACTTCTACGACGCCACCGTTTTGGCCGCGATCTCGAACACCGACTACGAAGGTGAGATCAAGTCCATGGGCGACACCGTCAACATCCGTACTTCTCCTGAACTGACTATCCGTCCGTACCAGAAGGGTATGACTCTGACTGTCGAGCGCCCTGACAAGCCGAAAATCCAGTTGTTGATCGACCAAGGCGAATACTTCGCTGCCATCGAAGACGACGTGGACAAGGTTCAGGCCGACATCAACTTGATGGACACATGGTCGAAGGACGCATCTGAGAAGATGAAAATCCGCATCGACGCAAACGTCTTGACTGGCATGTTGCCTGACATCGCCGCCATCAACCGTGGCGCTACTGCTGGCCGTATTTCCGGCAACATCAACTTGGGCGCTACTGGCTCCGCTTTGGCCTTGACCAAAGACGGCGCTTCCAGCACCAAGTCTGTGACTGAGTTCATCGTGGACTTGGGCACTGTGTTGGACGAAGCCAACTGCCCTGACAGCGATCGCTTCTTGGTGATCCCTGCTTGGATGGCTGGCCTCATCAAGAAATCCGACCTGAAGGACGCCTCCTTGACTGGTGACGCCACTTCCATTCTGCGTAATGGCCGCTTGGGCATGATCGACCGCTTCACTTTGTACGTGTCTCACAACCTGAACAGCGTTGTGGACGGTGGCAACAAGTGCTTCAACGTGGTTGCCGGTACCAAGCAGGGCCTGACCTTCGCTTCGCAGATGACCGAAATGGAAAGCCTGCGTGCCGAATCCACCTTCGGCAACATCATCCGTGGCCTGCAAGTCTACGGCTACAAGACTGTCAAGCCTGAAGCTCTGGCTGTCGGCTACGTCCGTCAAGGCTGATGAACTCCCCCGGGGTAACACCCGGGGGGTATCGAACTCATTTTTGGAGAATTTCTCATGACTGCAAAAACCATTGCTAACCTGCGCACCGCTGGTCTGGCCCCCGCTTCCACTGATCGCGCCAGCTTCCCCGGCGAAGTGATGATGGACTTCACGCTGGACGGCTCCAAACTGGCTGTTGCTGCCAATGACACTGTGGACTTCTTTGAAGTCCCAGCCTACGCTGGCTTCATCGTCACTGCTGCTTCCGTCACCGTGGTTCGCCCCGGTACCGCCACTGGCACCATGGACATCCAAGTTGGCGGCGCTGACGTGACTGGCTTGACTGCTTGGGCCACTGACGCCGCTGCTGGTACCCAGCTCATCAAGTTGGCTACTGCTGCCAACACTGTGGTGAACACCACAGCTGCTTCGTACGTTCGCGTACAGCAGAACACTGTCGCACTGGGTTCGGGTCTCATCCGTGTCCGCGTGTTCGGCAAGGTGTTGGCCGCTGCATCTGCCCAAGCCTAAACCGCTAGGTTGACGTAGAATCAGGGGGAGCTTATGCTCCCCCTATTCACATGGAGATCACAATGTCCGACCGCATGCTGCGCCACATCCCCTCTGGCACGTTGTACATTTGGCAAGCTGCCTATGCGCAGCGCAAGGACTTCGAGGAAGTCGCCGAAGAAGTCATCGAGACCCCCGCTGTTGTAGAAGAGCCCAAGCCGCGCACTCGTCGCGTGAAGGCGCTTGATCCGCAGCCCGTTGTCGAGGTCGAAGTTGCCGTCGTCGAGGAAGAGCGCATCCAAGAAGATGCCTCTCGTAACCTGCCATGAGCTTTACCGTCGCTGACATCGTTCTGGAGGCTCGTGAGCTGCTGCTCGACGAGACTGCGCCTTACCGCTACAGCGACGACTTCATCGTTCGCAAGACCAATCAGGTTCTGCGGCGCATGGTCATCGTTCGCCCTGACCTGTTCTCGGCCAT